ATGTCTGCAATCGATAACAAGCATCTGATTGAAATCGTCTCCGTCCAAGAATCCTCCGGCGTCAGCCGCAAGACCGGCAATCCCTGGAAGATGTACCGCGCTCAATGCGTCGTCACTGGCGGCGATAACGGCGCGAAGGTTGGCGAACTGCTGTTGCCTGATTCGCTGAAGGACACGACGCCCGGTAAGTACCTCGCAGAATTCCAACTCGATGTGAGCTTCGAGCGCCTCGTTGTTCCTCGCATCACTGCTCTTCATCCGCACGGTGGTGGCGCTGCCCGTCCGCAAGCCAAGCCCGCTGCTTCTGCCGCTGTACCGGCCTGACCATGAAACAGGCGGCGGATAAATTCACGGCGGATTTGTTTAGTAGTCCCCGCCGTGGCCGCCCGCCGAAGCTCGCACCTAAAACGAATGCACAACGTCAGCGCGAGTTTCGCCAGCGGCGCAAGTTCGATTTCCTAATTTCCGTTACGCGTAACGATAAATCCGATGCCTAAGTACGTCCTGTACTGCTCGCAAGATGCCGCGCCTACGGTGTCAGTAGACGGCAAGCTCTCGTGCGATGGCGGTACGGCGGCGCTACAGGTCGGGCTGTTGGAAACAACGTTGGATACGCCTGATGCCTCGTCGGTCGCCGGTGTCTGGACTGCCGGTTTCTCTCTGGTGATGGCGTGTTTCTTAATCGGGCGGTGTATCGGGGCCGTACTTCAAATGATCCGGGAGGCGTGATGTCGAGAGGCGCAATAACTGGACTATTGGCGGCAGGCGTCGCCGCTCTGTGGGTGCTGGACTTCGTGTTGATCTTCCGCGCCTTCTGCTAAAGATTTGCCTATGTTGGGCAAGCGTTGCCGGACGTTTCCGGCGATTTATAGGGGTAAAACCATGCAAGTGCTTTCCAAGTTCAAGAAAGGTGCAGCCGTTGCCGCTGCTGGTCTGGCCGCAGCCGCAGCGTTGCCTGCTCATGCCGCTGGCACCACTGTCGATTTGAGCTCGATTACCGGTGCAGTCTCTTCCGGTGACATCGTGACCGGCGTTCTGGCCATCGGCGCAGTGTTGGCCGTGGTGCATGTGACCGTGAAAGCGGCCAAGCTGGTGATGGCGTTCCTGAAGTCGGCCTAAGGTTCGCCAAGCTGTAATCAGGGACGATGTAGCGCTGCATCGTCCTTTTTTTTGCCCGCGTTTCCCTTAAAGCCGCTGGTAAATCCACCAAAAAACAAGCGCTACGATCCCGATTCCCAGCGCAATCCAAATATCGTTCTCTGTGGATTGGATGTAGTGCAAGAACATATCTTTAATTTCGGGAGGCATATGACATTCTCAATTTCACCGGATGATCTTCGTGCACTAGCACGCATGTCTGCTTGTCTCTTGATTTCGGCTAGTTGCGTCGGGTGCATTTTAGCTTATTGCATCTTGGTGGCTTGCCGGAAACTAGCCTTCTTCCTCGCAAGCTGGATTCGCGGGAGAAAGGGATGAATTATTCGAACTGGTGGTATCTGATCGCATTCGCCTGGGGCATGGTCTGCGCTTGGGCCGTGGTGGTCGGCCTGGAGGCTGCTCAATGAGGCGCGCTCACTTCCTCCTATGTGTCGCACTGTGGACGGTATGGCTGGATGCACATAGCGCTAACGTGCCAGTCTCTAAAGTGCAGAATGCGCTTGCTGGTGTGATTCAGGCTAAAGCTGTGTCCAATGGCATTGTGGCTTCTGATCCTCGCTTGGCCAATACCTTAGTACGTTCTTCTTATCCGCTCACGGATGCCATGGTTGAAGCGACGCAAGCACGAGCTGCCGCTGGCGGGGCTGCTGCCGCATCGAGCGCGCTGGTGGCGTGGGGAACGGTCGGCGCTATCGTCATCGGTACTATGGTAGCGGCTACCGCAGTTGGGTGGGCTATCGGCTATCTCGCGGCAAAGTGGTATTACAGCAAAAACGGCAACGTACAGGTTGGAGATAATCCAAGCTCAATCAATACGCCTGCTGGCTTGGCGCCTCCCGATACGATTTATATCTTTTCCAATGCGGTGGCGAGTTCTCCGAACGGTGCATGTTTAGGTGCGTCGTATACCGACTTTACGATGCCGGGTGGGCACGGTACGCAACGTGCTGTTATGAATTCGGATGGCAATTGCCACCTGATCCGCTCCGTGACTCCAGATACGGGGAGTCCTTACACCATAGACATGGGGTCATTGGGCTGGCCTCAGAAGTCGTCCGGCAATAAAACGCTTTGTCCTGGCATCAAGCTCACGGCAACAAATGGCGTCTGTCCCGCCTCCAATTTTAAAGAGTTAGAGCCGGCTCCTACTATGAGCGCCGCTGATGCTGCCAAGTCGCTGTCTTCTTCTGACCTTGCGGCACCCCTGCCAACTCAGCCTATTGCCGATATTGCCAATGCCGCGTGGCGAAGCGCTGCAGGTTCGTCTGGCTATGATGGCTTGCCTTATGACGCCTCCAATCCGATCACAACGGGCGATGTCTCCAACTGGCAATCTTCGCACCCCGATTACTGGCCGACAGTAGGGGACTTTGTAACGCCTCAGCAGGCCTCGCCAGTTGATCCTGCAACGGGCAATGTGACTAATCCGATTCCGAGCAGTGGCCCCGTTTCAAGTTCTCCTGCTGGATTGTCGCCATTTGGCTTGCCCACCTCCAGCACTCCGCAATCCTCGGTCGATCCCTCCAGTTCCGCGCCGAATACTGGCACGAATCCCAGCAATCAGCCGCTGGAAAATCTCGGCCCTGATCCTGGCATCGGCGCGCCGTCATTAGAGCCCATTCCGACCGCCACGCAAATTATTGCGCCCACGCGCAATATTTTTCCGACGCTTAAATCTTTCGTGGTGCCTAGTGTGGATGTGCAATGCCCGACTTGGAGCGTTCCCGTCTTCGGCAAAGACATTGCTTTCAAGGATCATTGCCCGCTCTTGGAGCAATCGAGGTCGTCTCTCTATGCCGCAATGGCGGTGGTCTATGCGCTCCTAGCGCTGTTCATTGTTCTTCGCTCATAGAGGAGAGGCGACATGTTTGGCATCGTTCTATCGGCGCTCAATGCCGTCCTTGCGTTCGTCCTGCGGTCGATTATTGTTAAGTTCGTCGTGTTCTTCGCATTGTTCTTCGTGACGACTGAATTTATGGCCGTCATCGTGCAATTCCTTCCAACTGGAGACCAGCTCACGAACGCCTTCGGCGGCATTCCTAATGCGGTCTGGTATTTCCTCAATCTGTTCAATATCAAGGCTGGGATACCGCTGCTGCTCTCGGCCTACGTGACGCGCTTCACGATTCGTCGTATTCCGCTGATTGGCTGATCATGGGCATCAATGTCTATACCGGCCTGATGGGCTCCGGCAAAAGCTATGAGGTGGTAGCAGAGGTCATTGTCCCTGCGATCGCCAAAGGGCGGCGGGTAGTCACCAATGTGGATGGGATCGATGGGGACAAGATTCGAGCCTACATCGAAAAGCATTACAAGCCAGTTCCCGAGCAATTAGGCGAGGTGGTCCATGTCACCAATGGCGATGTTGCGCTCGCCAACTTCTTCCCCTATTACGACGACAAGAAAGGGGCACATACCGATACCCTCGTCCAGCCTGGGGATTTGGTGTGCATCGATGAGGCGTGGCGGTTCTGGCCGGCGACTGGCGCGAATCTCTTGCAAGAGCATAAAAGCTTCTTCCTAGAGCATCGGCATTTCACCAATGAGAAAACCGGCGTGGCCTGCGATTTGGTGCTGATGATTCAGGACATGTCCACGCTGAATCGCTTTGTAAAGAATGTGGTGGCGTTTCACATTCGCACGCACAAGAAAATCTCCCTGGGGATGCCCACGCATTACAGCGTGTCGATTTTTGAGGGGAATAAGCAGAGCAAGGCAGCACGCATTAGTGTCGAACTGCGTAAGTACCGCAAAGATATCTTCCCCTTATATTCATCCTTCAAGGGTGGGGCAGAAGGGAAAATCGTCAATGTCGACAAGCGCCAAAACATGCTGGCGCGTAAAAAGATATGGACGACAGGCGGAGTTCTGCTGGTCGCCTTGGTGACTGGCTTGTACAGCATCAATCGCTTTTTTCACCCCAAGCGCACTGAACAATCTACCCAGCCAGGAAAGCCGCAAGACGCCAGCGGTAGCGGCGCAAAGCAATCTAATGCACAGACTACAAAGCCCGCATTTTCAGATACGTGGCGCATTGTTGGAACGGCTCGTTTCGGCACGACAAGCTATGTCGTCATTGCGGACGAAGCTGGCCGTCTGCGCTATGAATCTCCCTCGATGTTCGTGCAAATGGGGCCGCAGACCATCGGGGAAATTGATGGTGCCAAAGTGACGCGCTATTCCGGCGCGGTCATTCATTCAGTTCACATCGAGGGGAAGAAATGAAACGCATGATTACGGCGTTACTGATGGCGTACAGCACGCTTGCGGTCGCTGCTCCGAGTGGCCCGCTGCTGCCTCTCACGCCTTTGTCAATGCCGCTTCCTCCTGGTGCGCCTCCGCAGTCAGATAGCGCAATGGAATTCTCGCGGGTACGCGTAGCGGAAGCGGTCGAAGCAATGTATACACAGATTCTCAAGACGCCATACCTGATACAGCCTGAAGTGGTGGCTGATGAGCGACTCGTCTCATTCCGATTCGGCACTGGTGTGTCTGCTCGATCTGAAGTCTCGCGCTTCATGGGGCTACTTGGATTATCAGTGCGCACGGTGAACGGGGTTGATATCGTCGGGATTGTCAAAGAGGCGGAACCGGACAAAGAGCCGTTCGTCTATCGACCAAAGTATCGGGATGTCACCTATCTGGTGGAGCTATTGCGTGGCCTGTTCCCGAAAGGGGAATTCACCTCCACGCGTTCTATTCATGGCGCGCCGCAAGCGATCACGGCGGATGCGGCGACCGGCCAATCGAAAGCGCCCGCTCCGGTAGGGTCTGCTGCCTCGCTGCTCGACACTGATCCCGATGCGTTGGTATTCAATGGGACGGAAACCGATATCAAGAAACTGTCCGCGTTGCTTGCGCAACTAGATACCCGACAGGGGGAAGTGATGGTACGGGGCCAGGTGTTTGAAGTCGCTTCCAATGGTGCGGAAGGGTCAGCGTTTTCTCTCGCGCTGCATCTGCTCGGCGGCACTGTCTCTGCGGGCGTTTCGCAACCTTCCACGCTCGATGGTTTTGTACGCCTCAAGAATTCATCCATTGATGCAGTCTTTGCAGCGCTCTCCAGTGATAGCCGCTTCAAGACGATTTCCGCGCCATCGTTACGTGTGCGCTCTGGTGCCGCTGGCCGCTTCGCTGTTGGTCAAGATGTGCCAGTTCTCGGCGCGATCAGTTATCCGGGGAATGGAAGCGCTCCGGTGCAGTCGGTGGAGTATCGCAGCTCGGGCGTTATCTTTGACCTGAGACCGATTGTGCGGGAGTCCGTAGTGGATCTGACAGTCGGCCAGCAGCTATCAAATTTCATTGTCACGCAAACCGGCGTCAACAATTCGCCCACGCTGACCAAGCGCGAAGTCAGCACTTCATTGTCGGTCGCGGACGGTGATGTCGTCATCATTGGCGGTCTTGCAGAGAACCGCGAAAGCTCCGGCCGCATTGGCTTTTCGTTCCTGCCTGACTGGATGCGCTCCAATACCGGCCAGAACAGCAAGACGGAAATTCTTCTCGTCCTTCAGGTGTCACGCCTATAAATTAGGTGCGGATCAAACGCCCGTTTTTGTACTGGAAAATCGTATGCAGGATATAGCCGTCATAGTCCATGATCCGCGCCACCAGTTGGCGCATGGTCTTGCAGAAGAATTGACGTCCATCCGGGCGTGTCCAGATGAAGGCCGCGCCCTTGCGCATCAGATTGCGAACATACAGCGTCAGACGCAGTTGCTTCCACGGCGGAACGAAGTTGGCAGGGGCCAGCGCCTTACGTGTGCGCTTGAAATGAGCGAAGTAAGGTTGATACGGGAAATGCAGCAGGGGCAGTTCTGGTTGTTCCATGATCGCGCCTTCGAGGTGGTGTTAGAGCTGACCGGGTTCCTAGATTCGGAGCCCTCCGTAAGACCGGCGGTTTCGGTCGTTTCTCGTCTACCGCCTGCCGCCGTTTTCCTGAGTTCTTCGCCCGATGATCGAATAGACGGCGCATGAGGCTTTTGCCGCAAGGGGGAAGGTTTGTAAAAGCGCGGTTGCTTGCGCTTTTATGAATACCCCCTTGCGGCAAAAGACGCGCCGGCTATCGTTCATCGAAAAGGCGGAGAACTCTGGAAAACGGTGGTGGGTTGATCGGAGAAACGGCCTCAACTGCCCATGAGTGCGTAGCACTCACAAGCCAGGCTTTATGCGGTTGATCAAGGGCGCTGCGGCGCTCGATGAGGCGGGGGAATTTCCGTTACGCGTAACGGAAAAGAGGCGTAGCAAGATCGCGCCGACCGCAGCTTGCGAGGACGGCGCGAGCGAAGCGAGCGCCTAAACTTGTACCTAGAACACTTAAGGAAAACAGAGAAAGAACAGCCTTTTCGGCGAGTTGGAAAAGTGGTTTTTGATGGACGTAAAAATACCCGGATCAGCGCGCCAACGCTGCCGGGCTCACACAACGCTACCAAGGAAAAATTGTGCTTACAGCGAGTATAGATAAGGTTGCGGCTAACGCCAATCTGAAGGCTTCATTGGGTTCATATTTTGCTGGAACAGATGTGCAGCGTTGGAAGACGCTGACAGTGACCGAATTCCCGAATGGGGTCGAGGTGTTTCTCGATGAGAACCGCGAGACCTATAGCGATGGACAGATTTTCGATTACTCAACGGAATGCGAAGAGCCAACGAAGCGAGGCGAAGGCGATCACGAGAGGGCTCGGATTGTGGCCGCACGGCGGGCGAAGACGAAGGTGCGCAGACTGGCGAAGATGCTCCAGGCAGATTGCTTGCTGACGTTGACCTATCGAGAGTGCGTGACTGATTACGCACGCGTTGAGGCTGATTTCAAAGCCTTCCGCGAACGTCTGCGGAGTGTTGGCGACTTCCATTACGTTGCGACTCTGGAAGTGCAAAAGCGAGGCGCATTACATGTTCATATCGCTTGTCAGCAATTTCCTGCTTGGCTCCAGAATGAACACGGCGTCCGTGTTCGCAGTTGGAACCTGATTCGCTCTATGTGGCGTCGGGTCGTTGGAAAGGATAACGGAAATGTCAATTTCACCCGCCCTCGTGGCCGTAACTCGGCGCATCGCATCGCCAGCTACATCAGCAAATATGTCTCCAAAAATTTGGAAGAGGCGCGCTTTAACAAGAAGAGCTATTGGGCCTCACGTGGGATTCCGAAACCGAGTCAATACAAAATCTACTTCAAGGCTGATACTGACAGTTTCGACATTGTGGTGCTCGTGGCACAGGAGTTTTCAATGCGCGGCTTTGACGATATTGCGCAATACCATGATCGGCTCAATTCGTTTTACTGGTTCTCGGCTAGCAAGAGTTAAAGTTTCTTTGTTGAGAAAATTTGAGCTTTTTCTCTTGTTAAGTGAGGTTAAGATGCCACGCTTCTGTACACCTCGAGGGATTGTGTAGTGGCTGCGCCGATTACATGGGGAGACGCTGAGAAGCGATGGAAGATAGAACGCGCTTACAAGGCGTCAATGTTTTCTGATGAATCAATTTTTAGATGGCTGCATCCACATCTTGCGCATGTATCTCTCTCCGATATTGACCGCGATGTAGTGAGGGCTTTACGTGACTGCAAGGCCCGCACTGGCGTCTGTCCCGCTACAATCAATCGTATGCTTTCGCTAATTCGTGCTGTACTAAACGTTGCTCAGCGTGAATGGGGATGGATAGAGGAGCCGCCCTTCATTCGCTTGCTTGCAGAGCCTCGATCCCGCATCCGTTTCCTATCTCGCGATGAGGCTGCAAAGCTACTCCGCGAACTCCCGGAACATCTCTCGGATATGGCGGCCTTTAGCCTTGCCACTGGCCTACGTAAAACTAATGTGACTGGGCTTGAGTGGTCTCAGGTTGATATGCGTCGCGGGGTCGCATGGGTACACCATGATCAGATGAAAAATCGCTGTGCCTTGGCTGTTCCACTAAATCAAGATGCATTAGCTATTCTTGCGTCGAGGCTGAGACGTCATCCTCGGTTCGTGTTCACATACAAAGGAGAACGCATCCTACAGACTTCTACCGCAGCTTGGTACAAAGCTCTTAAGCGCTGTCGGATTCATAATTTTAGATGGCACGACTTGCGCCACACTTGGGCCAGTTGGCACGTGCAAGGCGGAACGCCCCTGCATGTCCTCCAGGAGCTAGGCGGCTGGAGAACTTACGATATGGTTCTTAGATATGCACACTTTTCTGCTGACCACTTGGCCGCCTACGCTCGCAATCTGACACTTCCAGGTCTTCGAAATTTTGACAATACGCTTCTCTCCCCCAATTGGACTCAGATAAGTTAG